TCTTAGTGCTCCTGCGGCAAGTACACAAAGAAAAGTAAATTTAATCACAGTAGCCAACAAAGATACAGATTTTGTGAGTGTCACCATTCGTTTAAATGACAATGCAACTTTATACAACTATGTGGCATCAATGGCACTTGCGCCTAACAGTACATTGCAATTCACAGATACAAGGGGTTGGTCAATTATTGATTCCAATGGTAATGTGTTAATTGCTCCTACTGCGGTAACTGATATTCAAGTATTTACGGCTAATGGAATATGGACTCGACCTACTGGTGTAACTTACACATCTGTTGACTGTACAGGCGGTGGAGGCGGTGGAGGCGGTGGAACAGGTGCGGCGGCAGGAACTGTAAGACCCGGAGGCGGAGGTGCAGGGGGAGGTTTACGTTTAGTAATGCAATTTTTGTCTGCTGAATTAACTCCTTTTGTTGGTGTTACTGTTGCGTCATCTCAACCCGGAGGGGGTGGTGGAACTTCTGCTGTTGGTGTAGCGGGATTGGTAGGAAGCACATCACGTTTTGGCAACTTCTTAGTTGCTTATGGTGGAGGTGGAGGTGGTGTTTCTGCAACTATTGGCGGTGGTGGAGGTGGCGGTGCAGGGGGAAGTGCTAATGGTTCTCCAGCAACGACTTCAACAGGTACATCAGGAGGTCTTTGTGCAACTGTAGCAGTATCATTAGCAACAGCATCTGATGACCATAGAGGCGGAGGTGGTTCATCAGCGGGAACGACTCCCGGTGGAACTGGTTCATCATATTTAGGTGCCGGAGGTGGTGGCGGTGCATCAACTTCAACCAATGCAGGTGCGGCTGGAGGTTCTTCATATTTCTCTGCGGCAGGCGGAGGCGGAGGCGGGGGTATTGATGCAGCAACTCCGGGTACTTCACAACTTGGTGGAGCAGGAGGCTTAACAGGTGGTGCGGCTACTACAGCAGGTGGTGGTGCGGCAAGTGCGGCAATAAATACAGGAACTGCATCAGCAAATGGTGCGGCAGGAGATTCAACCAAAGCAGGAGGCGGAGGAGCAGGCGGTGCGGCTAATAACGCAGGAACTGGCTCTAAAGGTGGTGATGGTGGAACTCCGGGCGGAGGTGGTGCTGGTGGGGGTGGAGGCACTCTTATTGGTGGTCGTGGTGGTGTAGGAGCACAAGGAAAGGTAGTGGTAACTTCATGGTAATACGATACGCAATGGTTAAAAATGGTGTGGTTGAGAATGTTTCTTTATGGGATGGAGACACAAATAAGTGGCAACCCCCTGAAGGAATAACTTGTATTCCTGCACCTGATGAAATTGGAATTGGTTGGACATGGGATGGTTCTAATTGGACTGCTCCTGTTATTCCTGAGCCTCCTGTTGAGGAAACTCCAGCATGACACCTGAATTACAAAGATACTATGAAGACCGATTCTCGATGATGGCATCTGAGGGTTGGAAGGAATTATTAATTGATATTGACAACATGATAGTTTCCCTTAATAATATCTCTGTAATTCAAGACGAAAAATCCCTTCAATTCAAAAAAGGGGAACTTTCCATATTAACTTGGCTAAAAACCTTGAAACAGGTCAGCGAAGTGGCTTATGAGGAATTGAATGAAAAGAATGTATGAATTTGTCTGCGAAAGTGGACACCGCATGGATAAACTCACCGATTATGAGTCTGTGGAAGTCCAATGCGTTTGTGGTGCGTTAGCCCATCGTGTAGTAAGTGCTCCTAATTTTAACTTGGAGGGGTGGAGTGGTCATTTCCCGTCAGCACATGGCAGATTTGACAAGCGACACACCGATAAATTGAAAGCGGAGCAAAAAGCCAACTCATAAGCCTAGTGCCGAGTTGATTGTCCAACAACCAAAGTTTTGGCTGGAAAAGGAAATAAGTATGTTAGTTGATGACGAAAACGAGATGCAAGGTGAGTTAGAGGCTGAAGAAGCGAAATTAGACACAACTGTTGATAGTGACAATTCAGGCATCCCTGACAAGTACAGGGATAAAAGGCTTGAAGAAGTCATCAAAATGCACCAAGAGGCTGAAAAGTTGATTGGTAAACAGGCTCAAGAGGTGGGTGAAGTACGCAAATTAGCTGATGAACTTATCAAGCAAAACCTTGTAAGTAAACCGCAACCGACAGAAGTAAAACCTGAAGTTGATTTTTTTGAAGACCCTCAAAGGGCAGTAAGACAGACGATTGATAGTCATCCTGATGTAATGGCGGCTCGACAAGCGGGTCAAGATTTCAAAAGGATGCAGATTCAACAGAAGTTGGCACAGAACCATCCTGATTTTTCACAATTAGTGCAAGATTCGGACTTTGTAAACTGGGTGAAATCTTCACCTGTTCGCATAGGGTTGTATGCCAAGGCTGATGGTGAATTTGACTATGATTCGGCTCACGAACTGCTCAGTACCTACAAAGAGTTGCGTGGAGTTAAATCCAAGCAAGTTGAAGAACAAGGCGAGACACAGAGGAAAACAAACCTTCGTGCGGCTCAAGTTGATTCAGGTGGGTCGGGAGAATCAGGTAAAAGAATTTACAGACGGGCAGACCTAATCAGGCTCAAAATGACAGACCCTAATCGTTATGATGCTTTAAGTGATGAAATCATGCAAGCATATTCCGATGGGCGAGTCAAGTAATTTAACTTTTTGTTTTTTGGAGAATTAACATGGCAACAGGAACAGCATTTTCCCCCGCAAGTAATACAACAACTACTACTGCGGCTAAATTCATCCCCCAAATTTGGTCGGATGAGATTATTGCGGCATATAAAAAGAACCTAGTTTTAGCAAATTTGGTAATGAAGATGAACTTCAAGGGTAAGAAGGGTGACACCATTCACATTCCAGCCCCTGTTCGTGGTTCTGCTACTGCCAAAGCCGCTACAAACGCAGTTACTTTGATTGTCAATACTGAATCAGAAGTGCAAGTAAGCATAAATAAACATTATGAATACTCACGTTTGATTGAAGATATTGTCGAAGCACAAGCATTGAACTCATTGCGCTCTTTCTACACAGCAGATGCAGGTTATGCACTTGCCAAGCAAGTAGATACCGATTTGATTCAATTGGGTCGTTCCTTCAATGGTGCAACAGTTGGAACTGATGACTATTACACTTCATCTGCAACAACTAAAGCCTACATTGGTGGCGATGGTACAACTGCTTATAACTCATCAACTTCCAATGCTTCTGCATTGACTGATGCCGCTATTCGCAGAACTATCCAACGTCTTGATGATAATGACACTCCTATGGATGGTCGTTTCTTCATCATCCCACCCTCAAGCCGTAACACTTTAATGGGTCTTGCCCGTTATACAGAGCAGGCTTTTGTTGGTAATGGAGACACAATCCGCAATGGCGAAATTGGTAACCTATACGGCATCCCCGTATTTGTTACTAGCAACGCTGACGTAGGTTATGGTTCTACTCAAACTGACCGCATTTGCTTGATGGGTCACAAAGAGGCTATGGTATTGGTTGAGCAAGTTGCAGTTCGCTCGCAGACTCAGTACAAACAAGAGTACCTCGGTACATTGTTTACTGCTGACACTCTGTATGGTGTTGCCGCATTGCGTACTGCCGCATCTACGGGATTGGCTAAGTCTTCTTCCGCATTTGCTTTAGCAGTACCTGCCTAATTGCAGTTGCCCCCTCCTTAGTGGGGGGGTCTTTTTTAATCACAATTAGGAGAAATCAAAATGGCAGCAGCAACGTCAATCACCTCACGTAGAGGTAATGACCAGTTCCGAGGAATGTTTAGCGACACTTGGGTGGTCACAGCAACACTTGATGCGGGTTCTTTGGTAGATGCGGCAGGAGAGACAGACACTATTGCAGTACCTGGGGTTGCATTAGGTGACATGGTTTTAGGATGTTCATTTGCAGTATCAGAAGCGGGTTTAACTGTTACAGGTTATGTCTCTGCGGCTGATGTAGTCTCTTTGCGTGTACAAAACGAAAGTGGCTCTACTGTTGACTTAGCATCAACTAAGATTCGTGTAGTCGTTGGGCGTTTAATCGTCTAACAGGGGGAGGGGGTCACAAACCCCCTTTTCTTCATTTAAAGGTTTTTATGGCTCAGTTTCAAGATACAACGACAGGTACTGTTATTACCTTCAATCTTCAACATGACATTGATTCCATGAGAGGTCATCCTAACTATATTCGGTTAGATGATGTAAAAGAAGAACCTTTAAATGAAGTAAAATTTAATCCTCCCATCCCGCAATTTAAGAAGATGGGTAGACCTCGAAAGGTTCAGAATGTCTGATATTGACGCTAGAGACTTTGGCAAGTTAGAGGCTCAAGTAGAGTCTTTACAGACACAGGTTTCTCAATTGGGTACAGATGTTAAGTTACTTTTAGAATTGGCTAATCAATCTAAGGGTGGGTTTTGGATGGGAATGGCAATTGCCTCTGTTTTTAGTGGTGTGATTAGTTTCTTTGCTTCTAGGTGGCTAAAGTGAAAGAAGGCTTACTGTCAGGCACAGTTTGTCCTTTGCCTACTCAAGATGTTTCGGTTAACCTGAAAAACAGAAACCATGCCTTTAAAGAGTATGGATATGGCCCACCAAATCCTAATGATGCTAATGATGCGTTTTGGCTGAAAAAAGCCAAGATGTATAACGCACCAACAGACGTAATTAAAGATATGAGATGTGGCAACTGTGCCGCATTTATTCAGACTCCTAAAATGATGGAGTGCATTAAGTCAGGACTGGAGAAATCTAAGTCTAGTCCCAATGAGTTGGACTATGACCAACAGTTCATTGATGCGGCAGACCTTGGATTTTGCGAGTTATTTCATTTTACCTGTGCGGCACTAAGAACCTGTGACGCATGGAAATCAGGCGGCTCAATAACCAAGGATTAATCATGGCAACTAAACTCAAAACACAAACATATAAAAATGCAAATTCTGCAGTAAAAGGTGCAAAAAAACGTGGTGAAACAAAAGTTACATTTATTCTTGCTGTTGGCAAACCAATGAAAGCATCTATGAAGGGGAATAAAAATGGCAAATAGTGTGGCTGGTAAGTTTGTAGGACTTCTATTCCAAGCAAGGGATACGGCTCACAAAGTTCACTTAAAGACTAAATCCTTTAGTGAGCACGATGCTTTAAATACGTTTTACAACTCTATTATTCCTTTGGCAGATGACTTTGCTCAACAATTTCAAGGCAGATACGCAATGGTATTAGATATTCCTAGCGTACCCAATGAATACAAAGGCACAATATCTGAGGTTTTGAGAGCAGAGATGGAATGGATTGAGGGTAATCGTCAACAAATTTGCCCAAGAACTGAGACTGCTTTGCACAACACAATTGACGAAATCGTGGGTCTTTATCAAAATACCCTTTATATGCTAACCCTTCAGTAAGGAAAAGACATGAGTACCTTTCAACTCGACCCCAACCAAGTGGCTTTTGGAGTTGCTACTAATGGCACAACCCAAGTGGCAACAGTAACCACCAGTAGCGTTCAAATGACGGCTTTTGGTACTACAACTACTATGATTCGCATTGCTTGTGGTCAAGGTCATTGCCACTATTCAATTGGCACTAGCCCAACTGCAAGTCTTACAACATCAGCAATGATTCCACCTAATTGTGTTGAAATAGTACGAGTAAGTCCTTCTCAAAAGATTGCTTTTATCAAAGATGCAACAATTACTACTTCAACTGTTTCAGTTACAGAATTGGTCTAAGGAGTAATCATGATAACAAAGAAAATGGCTAAAGTTGGTAAAGTTATGAAAGAATGGAAATCAGGCACTTTACATTCAGGTTCTAAAACTGGCAAAGTAGTTACATCTCAAAAACAAGCGGTGGCTATTGCTATGTCAGAGGCTGGAATGACTAAACCTAAGAAGAAGAAAAAAATAGGGTATTGAGTTATGAAGACCCCTGCTTGGCAAAGAAAAGAAGGACAAAATGCCAAAGGAGGGTTGAACTCCAAGGGCAGAGCATCTTATAATGCTGAAACTGGTGGCAATCTCAAAGCACCAGTAAAGTCGGGGGATAACCCTCGCAGAGCAAGTTTCTTGGCTCGCATGGGCAATATGGCTGGTGCAGAGTACAAGGATGGAGAACCAACAAGACTGCTTCTTTCGTTGAAGGCATGGGGTGCAAATTCCAAGGCTGACGCAAAGGCAAAAGCGAAAGCGATTTCCTCAAGGAACAAAGGGAAGTAGTCATGGCATTACCTACTTATTTAAGTATTGTTAACGATGTAATGGTTCGCTTGCGTGAACCTATTGTTACTTCTGTTGCTGAAAACACTTTATCTGCTTTAGTTGGCAAGTTTGTCAACGATACTAAGCGTAGTGTTGCAGATGCTTACGATTGGGATGCCTTTAATACTGCTATCACAGTAACGTTAACGGCAGGAACAGCAGGTAATTACAGTCTTACAGGTGCTGGTGTACGCTTCAAAACAATTGATGTGATTAACACAACTAGTTACTATGTTCTGACTCCTATTACCCATGAACTCTACGATACATACTATTACACCATTCAAACACCTCAACAAAACTTACCTGTTAACTATACGTTTGGCACAGTTGACACTAATGGTGATTTGAAGGTTAATTTTTGGCCTGTCCCTGATAAAGCCTATAACATTAGATTTAGCCTAGTTATTCCTGAGAATGACTTTTCAACAGATGCGAGTACAACTTTATTAGCAAAAGAACCTATTATTTTGGGTGCATTTGCTAGGGCATTGGTTGAACGTGGCGAGGATGGTGGTTTAAACAGTTCAGAAGCCTATGGGATATACAAAGCGTCACTCTCTGACTTGATTGCTTTAGAGTTGGCTCGTTCCCCTGAAAACGATGCGTTTACGGCTGTTTAATGGCTCAACAGATACAAACATTTTCCATCACAGCCCCTGGCTTTTATGGGTTGAACACCCAAGACTCGTCTTTAGATTTAGCGAGTGGATTTGCTTTGACTGCGGTGAATTGTGTCATTGACCAATATGGTCGTGTAGGTGCTAGAAAAGGTTGGACAAAAGTTAACTCTGCATTAAACACAGATTTAAGCACAAACAACATTACTGCTATTGGCGAGTTGATTACAAATGATGGAACTTCATACATCATCATGGCTGGTAACAATAAGTTATACAAGTTGTCTAGTTCAACAATTACTACTTTGACCTATGGGGGAGGGGGTACTGCCCCAACCATTACCGCAAGTAATTGGCAAATGGCTAACTTGAATGGTGCAATGTTTTTGTACCAAACAGGGCATGACCCACTTGTATTTGACCCAAGTCTTTCTACAACGGCTTATAGACGGGTTTCTGAGTTAGCGGCATACGCAGGTACTGCCCAGTTAGGAAATACTGTTATAAGTGCGTATGGAAGGCTTTGGAGTGCTGATGTAAGCACAGAGAAGGTCACAGTCCAATGGTGTGATACTAAACTGCCAAACAAATGGAATACTGGAACGGCTGGCACTTTGGATACTACATCTGTATGGCCTAAAGGTGGTGACAATATCATTGCTTTGGGTGCTCATAATGGGTTTTTGTTTATCTTTGGGAAAAACAATATTCTTGTTTATTCAGGGGCTACTACTCCATCCACAATGGTGTTGGCTGATGTAATTACTGGTATTGGATGTATTGCTAGGGATTCTGTGGCATACACAGGTTCAGATATTATCTTTTTATCTGCTTCAGGTGTTAGAAGTGTTCTTAGGACTGTCCAAGAAAAATCTGCTCCATTGAGAGATTTGTCTAAGAATGTTCGTAATGACTTGATTACTTATGTGGCAGGTGAGGCAACAACCGCAATCAAAGCAGTTTATTCTGTCAAAGATGCGTTTTATTTATTAATGCTTCCTGCTCTTAAAGTTGTGTATTGTTTTGACATGAAAGCCGCTTTGCAAGATGGCTCGGCTAGGGTTACAACTTGGGATTCTATTGAACCATACAGTTTTGGCACAACAGTAGGCGGTACTTTATACATTGGTAAAGCAGGGTATTTGGCTACTTATAGCGGATATAACGACAATACATCTTCATACAGATTTCAATATTTTACCAATCACACAGACCTTGGTGCTCCTTCTGTTACTTCTATTTTGAAACGAATCAAAGTAGTGGTTATTGGTGGTTCAAACCAATATGTGATTATGAAATGGGGATATGACTTCAGTTCAAATTACTATCCTTATAGTGCAAAGATTCCAACACAAACTGTTGCGGAATATGGTATTGCTGAATATGGCTCAAATGCTACTGTAATTGCATATTATTCAGGTGGTATCACTATGAGTACATTGAGTGCTTATCCAACAGGTTCGGGTAAAGTTGTTCAAACAGGTTATGAAGCGGATATTAGTGGTTATCCATTAAGCATCCAAAAGATTGAAATTCATGCCAAAAATGGTAAAGTTGTTTAAGGAGAAATCATGGGTGATTATGTAAAGTCAACAAATTTTGCCGCTAAAGATGCGTTGTCATCGGGTGATACAAATAAGATTGTCAAAGGTACTGAAATCAATACCGAGTATGACAATATTGCAACTGCTGTTTCGTCTAAGGCTGATAAGGCAAGTCCTACCTTTACAGGTACTGTTAATGTTGCGGCAATAACCGCATCATCAACGATTACAGGGGCTTTGACGGGCAATGTAACAGGTAACTTAACAGGTGCAGTTACAGGCTCATTGGCAGGTGGTACAGGACTGCCTTTAACTACTGGTGTAACAGGCACTTTGCCAGTTGCTAATGGTGGAACGGGGGCGGCAACTCTTACTGCTAATAGTGTAGTATTAGGCAATGGTACTTCTGCCGTTCAGTTAGTAGCACCTAGTACATCAGGTAATTTACTTACCTCTAATGGAACGAGTTGGACAAGTGCCGCACCTCCTAGTAGTGGAGTGACTTCTCTTAACGGACAAACAGGTTCAATAACCAATACTTCTATTGATGCAATTGGTTCTGTAATTATTGCAGTAAATGGAATTACTGTATCAGATGGAACAATATTAACATCTATTGGAACTACATATTCTGGTTCATCTTTACGATATATAACAAATAGAAGTAGTAGTTTTATTGACCCCATATCAGGCACTGCCGCTTCTGCTTATGCTCCAACTTGTACATATCAAGGTGGAGGAACATCTTTGAGTGGTACTTGGAGAGCAATGTCAGCATCAAAAGCAATATATCAAAGTGATGGATATACATTTTATTGGTATACAGCATTATTTGTTCGTGTTTCATAAGGAAAAATTATGTTTACTATACAAATAGTTGAAAATCTTAAATGGGATAATTTAGAACATACAAGTTTTACTTGCGATGTTAAATATGAAGAATTTGATGAAAAACATCCTACTGGAGTTAACTTAAATGATAAATATTTACATATAAAAAACTTATGGTTAAGAGCAATTAATGGTGAATTTGGTGAAATTAAGGAATTTTCACAATGATTTATCCTAACTCTACACCTGAATTTCGTATATTAAAAAAAGAAAACGGAACACAGGTTATGCAATTGCGTTACATCAACAGACCGATGGGCTACACAGGAAAATGGATGGATGTCAACACGGAAGAAGAAAATGATTCACGCAGTAATGCCAAAGCACCAAGTCACGTATGACGGAGCAGTTCTCAACGTCTTCCATGCAAACAAAGGACAAGGGTTGCCTAGACATGAACACGCATACTCGCACCTCACAATGTGCCATGCAGGGTCTTGTGCGGTACGCAAAGAGGGCAAGGAACTCATAATGACCAAGGACACTCAACCTGTTAACTTGCTTGCTGACGGATGGCATGAGATTGAAGCGTTGGAAGATGAGACTGTGTTTGTGAATGTATTTGCTGAAGGTAAGGCATGAACCTCCCCGACTACATTACCCACCATTTTTCTGATGGACTGTATGCCAAAGAAGCGAGTATTCCTGCGGGAACTATGCTTATGCAACACAAGCATACATATTCCCATTTTGGGATACTTGCCAAAGGTAAGGTTGTAGTGGTCAATGATGGTGATATTAAGATTTACGATGCTCCTGCTTGCATAAATATTGAGGCAGGAAATCATCATGGGATTAAAGCGGTTACTGATTGTGTTTGGTTTTGTATTCATGCCACAGACGAGAAAGACCCGTCTAAGGTGGATGAAATTTTGATTCAAGGAGAATAATCATGGCATTTATGGGCGCACTTATTAGCGGAGGCATTGGGCTACTTGGTAGTTCCATGCAAGCAGATTCTAATGCGTCTGCGGCTAGGGCGGCGGCTGATGCTCAAACAGAATCAGCACGAATTGCGGCAGAACAAGCAAAATTTAGACCTGTTGGAGTTACTACTCGTTTTGGAACTTCTAATTTTGGAATGAGTCCTGAAGGTTATTTGACGAGCGCAGGATACACAGTATCTCCTGAACTTCAAGCCTATCAAAACAGGTTATCAGGTTTGCAAGGTGGTGCTTTAACGCAAGCAGAACAAGCACAAGGTCAGTATGCTCCGTTACAAGGTGCGGCTCAAAACTTGTTTGGTTTGGGGCAACAGTATCTTCAGCAAACCCCCGAACAAGTTGCTCAACAATACATGACTAACCAACAGGCTTTGCTTGCTCCTAGTCGTGATGTAGAAAGTGCTAGATTGGCTAATCAAATGTACAACACAGGCAGAGGTGGTTTGTCTGTGGCTCAAGGTGGCAATCTAGGTGCGGCTAATCCTGAACAACAGGCATTGGCTAATGCCAGAGCAATGCAAGACCTTCAGTTGGCGGCTAATGCACAACAAGCGGGTCAACAACAAACATTGTTTGGAGCAGGATTGTTTGGTCAAGGTGCTAACTTACTTGGTGGTTACCAACAAGGTCAGATTGGTGCATTGTCTCCATTCCAATCGTACTTGGCGGCTAATCAAGGCATTGAGTCATTAGGTCAAGCACCTTTGGATATTGGTGCTCAGTTGGGTGGTCGTGCGGCTACTGCGGGTGCTAATGCAGGCTCATTCCTGTATGGTGGTGGAATGGCGGCGGCAAAGACAATGCAACCTGCTAATCAACAAAACCCATTTGCTAGTGGTTTAACTGGTTTATCTAAAACGACTGGTATTGGTGGTGCTCTTAACCCATACATAAATGCACAACTTGCTAATCTTCAGTATGGTTCTGAAAATGTGTATGGATATGGTGGTGGTGGACAAGTTCCAACCGCAATCACAGACTGGTCAGTTTAAGGAATAATCATGGCAGATACAAACATTGCAGGTTTATTTGGGATTACTCCTGAGTTATACCAACAACAACAGCAACAATTAATTGATGCTGAAGCACAACAATTTGCTAAACTTGACCCTTATCAACAGGTAACTGCTGGTTCTTATGGGGCTGGTAGACAGTTGGGTAGAGGCATTGTAGGTGCTTTGGGTGGTCAAGACCCACAGTTGCAAAAAATAACGGCAATCAATGCTTTGTCTAAACAAATAGATTTTAGTAACCCTGAATCTATTATGCAAGGTGCTAATGCCATATCTCAAATTGACCCAACAACGGCTATGGGTTTGGCACAAAGAGCACAAACATTGGCTAAGTCTATGGCTGACGCAGGTAAAATAACTGAAGAAACTAAAAAAATAAATATTGAAAATTTGTCAAAACAAGGTCAAGTTGAACAATTAATGCAACAATTTAAGATGAGTCAAACAGAAGCATTAGCAGTTGCTTCTAATCCTGATTTGCTTAAATCATATTTAACACCTAAATCTGCACAAGTTATTGATTTGCTCAAAACTGGCAAATATTTACCTGAAAGTGTTATGGCTTGGCAAAATGGTGGAAAACTTGAGCAAATTGATAAATTTACTAAACCTACAGCAGATTTTGCGGCTAAAGCAGTTGAACTTGGGTTTGGTCAAAAGAATAACTTTGGCGATTATGCTCCCGAACAAATTGCTCAAATAAATACTGCTTTATTTAATGAAGATATTAAAAAGAAACAAGCAGGAGCAATGGCGGTCAAAATTCCTCTTGGAGATGTTCTTGAAAAAGTTTATTTATCAAGAGATAGAGAAGAAGCGGCTAAGAATTGGTCTAAAGCAGGTGAAGCATATACAGTTACTGTACCTTTAATTGAAAAACTTAATACTGTTCAAAATACAGTATCTAATGCTTATACAGGAGCAGGTGCAAATGCAAAACTTGCAGTATCTAAAGGATTGTCTGCTGTTGGTGTAAAAATTAGCGATAGAGCAACAGATACAGAAATTGCAGAAGCAATATCGGCTCAAGTTGTACAACAAATTGCTAAAGTTTTCCCTGGTTCTCAGTCAAACAAAGAGTTGGAACAATTACTTAAAAGTAAGTTTAATGTTAATCAAGAGTTGCCAACTATTATTCGTCTTATTGGTCAAATTAAAGATGAAATGTTGTCTCAAAAAGTTACTTATGAACAAGGTGCAAAATTACCTGATTCTGAAAGAACATCATTTAATGCTCATTTAGCACAAGGTAAAAATTACCAAGCAATTCAACAGTATCGGGCTTTAGAAGATAAATATCGTTCAGGAAAAATTACAGACCCTGAAAGAGAACAAGCAAAAACACTTAAACAACAACTTGGACTATAAGGCGGTTGTATGGCAACAGAAATCAATTGGGATGAAGCACCATCAATGACTCAAGGCTTGACAAGAGAGCAAGAGGCATTAAAACGACAAGAGTTAAACAGAACAAGAATGAGTCTTGCTGGAGCATTAAGTCCATTACCTGTTGAATCAACTACTAATTTACCTGAAATGGGTGGATTACTAGGTGGTTTAGCACCATTGGTATTTCCTGAATCTAAGATTGTTGCTCCAATAATGGCATTAACACGCAAAGCACCTGCCATTGCTCAACCATTTTTACCATCATTACTAGGCTCTACCGCAGGAACTTCTGCTGGTGTTTTGGCTGAACAAGGTTTAACTGGAAATATTCTTAGCCCCGAAACAGGACAAAAGTTGCTTGAAAAAAATGTACAAAATGCTATTTTTGATTTAGGTGGTAATTTAGCATTTACTGTCCTTGGTAAAACTATTACTGTTGGTCGTGATGCTTTAGAAAAAATTGGTATTGCTCCAAAACCTAGTGCTTTTGGAACTCCTGAATTAGAAGCAAGACGGGCGGCTCAAGAATGGTTATCTTCTCGTGATGCTACTTTGACAAAAAGTCAATTAACTGGTGAAGGTGGTGCAATAGAGGGTGCTTTAAAATATACAACAGGAGCACCTGCATTTAAAGAACAACAAGTAAATGTTAGAAAAGCCTTAGAACAAGGTGTTAATGATGTTAAATCTACATTAGATACTTCTGATGCTTTTAATTTGGCATTAAAACAAGGTGACCCAACTCAAATGGCTATTGGAGATAGATTCCAAAATGCTATTAAAGTTGCTGATACTGAAATGAAAGCCAAATATAAGCCTATTTACAATCAAATGGAAAAAGAAGGTGATGGTTTATTGGTAGATTTGTCTCCATTAAAAAGTGCCGCAAAAGAAGAATTAGATAGGCTTAATAAAAACAAAGCAATGTCTAGTGCGGCTAATGATAAACGAGCCGTTTTAGAGCAAATACTTCAACAAGAAGATAAAATTTCTTTTAGTACAGCTCATGATTTGAGAAGTGATTTCCTTGCTAGTGCTAGAGATGCTTCTAAAGAAGGTCAACCAGCATCTACTCTTGAAGCATATTACAAACGATATGCACAAGGATTAAGAAATAATATGGATTCTGTTGCTGTTATTACTTTTGGTAATGAAGAACAAAAAGCAAAAGCAAGGCAGTTAGGTTTAGTTGGCGGTATTGACCAACCAGCAGGATTGCGTACAGGCCAATTTCAAACATACAATATTGAATCGTTGTCAAAAATGAATTTGCCTACTACTGAAGCAAACATTAAAAACAATGACCTTCTTAAAAACTATTGGGATGCTCAAAATGCCTATGGTAGCGCAATGGAAGGACTTTATGGTGGAGCAATGAGAACTGCTCTTAAATCTGAGCCTTCTGCTGTTGGAGAATATTTATTTGATATAAATAGACCTGAAAGAATACAAGATGTTGCTAAAGCAGTTAGAGAAATGCAAAAGTATTTGCCTGCTAATCAAAGCAAAGGTCTTATCCAAGAATTGCAATATGGTTACATAAATAAAATGTTTGGTTCTCCTGAAGGTGTAACAAACTTTACTAAAAAAATGGAAGACAAAACATTTAAAGAAGGATTTGATTATTTATTTAGGGATGCAACTACTAAAAAACAATTGACTGATATTGCAAATGCCGCCAAATATGGTCTTGAAGAAGAAGGTGGAACTACTGCTTTAAGAACAAGATTGGTGTCTGCTGGAGCAACCACAGCAACGGCAGTAGGTGCATATTTAACATTGCCTAATTCTGTTCAAAGTCAAATTAATTTACCTGAAAGTATTGCCACAATTGGTGCTTTATATTTAACTCCAAAGTTTATTAGTAAAGCATTGACAAACAAAGATGCAATGGATGCTTTGGCTATGATTTCAAAAGGTCAAAAAAATCCAAAATACATGGGCGCAGTTTCAGGGAAAATTGCAGATATGCTTAACAAGTCAGGCATTATTGACAATGAATATTTAAATGAAGTTAACCAATTTACTACTGGAAAATCACAAGCCTATCAACCATCATCTCAGCCTTCAGTTGCCCCTATCAATTGGGATACAGCACCTCAAGCACAACCTGTACAGTAGGAGTGACCTATTGACCCGCTTACCATCCTTGCAATGGCGAATGGCTGTGTGGCGGCTATTCGAAAAGGTTGTGAACTTTATAAGCAAGTCAAAGGTACTGTTGCCGATGCTCAAAAGACATTTAACGAAGTTAAGACCATCACTAAAGAAGTGGGTGGATTCTTTGGAATGTTCAAGAAAAAGGTTGAAATCCAAGTTGAAGTCCCTGTTGAGCAACCAAAGGGAAAGAAGCATCAGCCTGTTATTGATGAAAATACAGTTTATGCAGAGTTGGCAACAAATCTGTCTAAGTTGTTCCGCCTTCAAGAACAATTGTCTAAGTACATTAGAAACGAAGAAGAAAAGTCTAAAACAGTCTATGACCCTGACCAAAACCTTATGGAGTCAGCACTTCAAAGGGTCTTGGTTCAAGAGCAGATGGACAAGTTGGCAGAGCAAGTTCAATGGGAGATGATTTACAACAGTCCTCCTGAACTGGGAGCATTGTTTAGCAAATGTCACCACATGAAGGTGCAGATTACCCATGAGCAAGACCATGCTAGGGCAAAGATTGAGAAGAAAAGACGGGAGGCCAAACGCAAGCAAGACGAGATGACATCAAAGATTCAAGATAACTTGATATATTTTGTTGCTGTTTTCTTTGTATTTTCAGCTTTGGCGTTTACTTGGTGGGTTATCGTGTTAGACAGAAAGGTTCGATATGGGTGGTAAGAATGAATTTAGTAATAATTATCATCTGTGCGTTTGTTTTTGTAATCATATTGCCGTTGATTACGAGTGTGTATTTGGATGTTAAACA